AGCAATGTAACGGTATCTACTACTTAGGAGCAGGACATGGACAAAAAAGATAAGAAGCAAGACGCAGCTTTGATTAAGAAAGCGTTCAAGCAGCATGACAAGCAAGAGCACAAAGGTAGTAAAGGCACCAAGCTATCTTTGAAAAAAGGCGGAGTCACTACAGATGCTATGAAGAAGTATGGCCGTAACCTAGCCCGTGCTATGTACCAGGATGGTAAAAATGGCTAAGAACAATAAGCCTGCATCTGAGTACGCAGTGCCACATACAATGTCTGGTGGTCCTTACATCCCTAAGAAGATGAGAGATCCTAACCTTCTTAAAGCTACTGAGTTGGGTCCACGCGAAGCGGTTCCTCGCGTAAGCGCAGGAGATCCAGGTAAGAATGATGTTAAGACTTCTGGTATTAAAATGCGTGGATATGGTGCCGCAACTAAGGGAACTATGTCTAGAGGCCCAATGGGCTAGGAGTCAGTAAAATTAACTATACTCAGCTTACTGCCGCAATACAGGCATATACAGAAAACTACGAACAGGAGTTCATAGCGTATATCCCTACGTTTGTTCGTCAGGCAGAGACTAGGATATATAACAGTGTTCAGATTCCAGCGCTGCGTAAGAATGTAACTGGCACAGTCTCAGCTAATAACCAGTATCTGTCAGCACCTTTAGATTTCTTAGCAGTTTATTCAATGGCGGTTATAAACAATACAACCCAAGCCTATGAGTACATGCTGGATAAGGATGTTAACTTTATAAGGGCGGCATTCCCTATTAAGACAGATACTGGGATTCCACAGTACTATGCTCTATTTGGGCCTACTACCACTAATACAGATCCAGCCATAGTAACTACTGAGCTGTCCTTTATTGTGGGTCCAACGCCTGATGTTCAATATTATGTAGAGCTGCACTACTACTATTATCCAGAGTCTATAGTTACAGCAAGTACTACTTGGCTAGGAGATAACTTTGATCCAGCATTATTCTATGGCTCTTTAAGAGAGGCTTACTTGTTTATGAAGGGTGAGCAGGATCTAATTGGCAATGTAGAAGCTAAGTATGCAGAAGCTATGGGTCAACTCAAACGTCTGGGTGATGGTCTAGAAAGGCAGGATGCATACAGATCAGGTCAAGTTAGGGTTAAAATAACATGACCATAAGACAGGGACTAACTACAAGCTTTAAAGAGCAGATACTAAATGGTGTACATGACTTAGAGACTGACTCTTTGTACATTGCATTGTATACTGCACTTGCATCATTAGATGAGACAACAACCATATATACAGCCACTAATGAAATTACAGGTACTGGATATGTGGCAGGAGGAAAGTTGATAACTAATGTAACAGTAAAGTCTGCAGATGGGGTTGCATATGTTGACTTCAGTAACCCAACTTGGAATCCAGCCTCATTTACGGCAAGAGGTGCATTAATATATAATTCCAGCAAGGGGAATAAATCTATAGCTGTTTTGGACTTTGGTTCAGATAAGACTACAGTAATAGAATTTGTTATAACTTTACCACCAGACGAAGCATCATCAGCAGTTATTAGAATTGCTTAAAGGAGCCTCAAATGATTTCAAATAAATTAGTTTCTACAGATAAAGTAGGTGCATGTGTTCTTCAAAGTGGCGCAACAACTTCTGCTGCGGGTGGAGCTGGTGTATTTACCATTCAGTGTTTTGGTCAAGATGGCAATCTAAAGTGGGAAGAGAAGAATCATAATCTAGTTGTCAATGAAGGTCTTAAAGACATGAATGACAAATACTTTGCTGGATCTGCCTACACCGCAGCTTGGTATTTGGGTCTTATTACTGGTCCCGGCTCAGGTACAACCATTGCTGCAGCAGATACCTTAGCTTCGCACACTGGCTGGACTGAGTACACAGACTACACAGGAAACCGCAAAGCTGTGACTTTTGGTGCAGCAACCCTTGCTGATCCTTCAGTTATTGATAACTCAGGCGCACCTAATGCGTTTGTTATTACAGCCCCCGGTGGTACTGTTGCGGGTGCTTTCTTGGCTTCAGTAGATACAGGTACTTCAGGTATTCTGTTCTCAGCTTCTGACTTTCAGTCTCCCGGTGATCGCGCTGTAGTTGCTGGCGATACTTTGAGTGTTACCTACACATTCAGCCTTGATGCTGCATAAGGAGATGTAAAAATGGCAACGAAATTTACTAAAGGTCAGAACGTAAAAGTTCAAACAACCGTCCCTCAAGGTCCAGTACAAGCACTGCGTATGACTGAAGATGGGGATTTCTTCTACAACGTAGAGTGGACTGATGCTGATGGCGTTAAGCAAAACCGCTGGTTCCCAGAAGCTGCTCTGACCGAAGCGTAATGTGTTTGGAATCTCATCATTTGCGGCTGCACCATTTGCGTCACTAGCAGGAGCTTTTCTAAACTCTGAAGTTAGTGAGTCAGCCTCTGCGTCAGATTCTATTAACGGATCTCGTCAAGTTGATGCGGCGTTAATTGAGCTTGCTTTTGCAACAGATACGATAGCAGCAGGGGCTACCTTCAACTCAGCTCTATCTGATTCTGCTACAGCTTCTGACCAAGTGTCTGCAATTCAAGCGTTTGCTTCTGCCATACAAGAGTCTGCTACCGCAGAAGATCAGGTTTCCTCGTCAGTAGAATTAAACAGCGTTATCTTAGAGTCAGTAACTGGCGCTGATGTAGTGGCTGCTCTAGCTGAGATGAACTCTGCTGTTATAGAGGCTGTCTCTGCTTCTGATGTTATATCTGCTCAAGCCACATTTGAAGTTTCTGTAATAGAGCAGGTAACAGCATCTGACCAAGTATCGGCAGTAGAGACGTTTGCAGTCAACGTACAAGAGAGTGCTACAGGGGCTGACCAAGTAAACGCGGTTCATAGCATCAGTAGTCTAGTACAAGAATCTGCCACTGGGTCTGACGCTGTAGAGGCGTTAGCATATCTAAATAGCTTTATTAACGAAGGTGCTACTGCTTCTGATGCCGTTGAGAGCATGGCAGAGTTCCATTCAAGTATACAGGAGCTGGTTAGCTCTTCTTCATCTACGTTTACTGCCGCTAATTTTGTAGCCTCAATTAATGAACTTGCCACGGCTTCAGATTCCCTTACAGGTAGGCCTCTCTGGGAGGTAATTAATACCTCAGAATCCAACACTTGGAGTACAATAAATACATCTAGCACAAGTGGTTGGCAAGTGATAAAAACTCAACCATAATAGGGACATATGGCACTCATCTTAGCTGACAGAGTAAAAGAGACTTCCACCACTGCAGGTAATGGCACATTCACGCTTGCTGGGGCTGCTGCTGGCTTTCAATCCTTTGCTGTAGTTGGCGATGGAAATACTACCTACTACTGTATCGCAGGACAAGGTACTAATGAGTGGGAAGTAGGCATTGGAACCTATACGTCTTCCGGTACTACACTAGCCCGTACTACAGTTCTATCTAACAGTTCAGCAACAGAGCCAACAGCTTTAGTATTCTCCGCTGGGACCAAAGATGTATTCGTTACTTACCCTTCAGAGAAGTCAGTCAATCTGGACGCATCAGGCAATGCAACTGCATTGGGTACTCCAGTAGCCTTTACAGGTACAAACATAACTGGCACTGCAGCAGGTCTTACAGCAGGAGCCGCAACGGTATTAGCTACGGCAAGAAACATAGCAGGTGTGTCTTTTGATGGCTCTGCTGCTATATCAATACCATTAGAGAATCTATCTGATGTGTCAATTGGCACCGCAGTGGTTAACCAGTTGCTTGGATATAACGGCACGGCTTGGACCAATGTTGCGCCAAACCCAGCCTCAGCGGGAACGGGTGTTGTATTTTATAACGCCACTCCAGTTATAACTGCGGCAGGGGCTAACAACGATGTAGCTCTTCTTACCTTTGCGTCCATCCCAGTAACAACAGCAGAGCAGGTCATTACAGGAACAGCAGTTAGCAATACTGTGCTTTTCTCTGCTTTTATCACTGCTGCTCTGAATAGGCTTATATTTGATGCTGGGATATATGACTTCACAATATGGGCGGGTGTAGATAGCATTGCTATGAACTCTGTTACAACCATTACTAGACAGATATATACAGCCACTCCCTTTGCCGTTGGCACTGTAACTACTACAGGCACAGGATCAAGTCGCACAGCTACAGCATCATCAGGAACGCCATTTGCTACTGCGGCAATAGATGCTTCGGCTACGAATACAGTTGCATCATACTTACAGACCCCGCAAGGTCTGTACCAGATAACCGCTAGAACCTCTGACACGGTAGTAACTATTACTACACCTAGCGGGTATACAAATGAGTCAGCAGTTGCTGGCACTGTATGGAAGAAATTGTTTGGGATTACTACCCCAGAAATAACATCTATATCTCCTAACTACACCGTGTTTGATGTGGTTACAACTCAGCCATCAACAGTAGTTACTACTGCAACAAAGATGGGTATTCTTGGCTTTGTTACTTCAGATCACACTAGGACTATATCGCTTACCTACAATGGCGAAGATAGAAATACCCACGTTAATACGCCTCTGGCTAATCTACATAATGACTTGGCTGGGTTACAGGGCGGAGTTGCTACTGAGTATTTTCACTCTACCTCTGCTGAATATACCGGCACAGGTACTGGAGTCTTTGTAAGAGCAACAAGCCCTACCTTAGTAACGCCAGATCTAGGCACTCCAAGTGCGTTAGTAGGAACTAACATAACCGGCACAGCTACAGCATTTACTGCTAGTAACGTAACCACCAACGCTAACCTAACAGGCGAAGCTACCTCTGTAGGTAACGCAGCCACCCTAACCAACTCAGCGGTTATAGGTAAGGTCTTAACTGGATACGCATCAGGGGCAGGTACAGTAGCGGCTACAGATACTATCCTTCAGGCAATACAGAAGTTAGATGGGAATACTGCAGCAGTCCCAGGTACTGTAACTTCAGTCTCAGTAGTATCAAACAACGGCTTTGCTGGCACAGTAGCTACGTCTACATCTACTCCAGCTATAACCCTAACAACTACAGTAACAGGTATGTTGAAGGGCAGCTCTGTATCTGGGATTGTAAGTGCTGGGACAAGTGGCACTGATTATTCTGATGGTACTTCAGCTCTAGCTACCGGCATATTAAAGAGTACAACCACAACTGGCGCATTAACTATAGCAGTAGCGGCAACAGACTATGTAGCTCCTAGTGCATATGCTTCAGCTAACGGTCTTACAATGGCTACAGCTAGGCTACTGGGTAGATCTACATCAGCAACAGGAGCAGCAGAAGAAATCACAGTAGGAACTGGATTATCTTTGGCCACAGGTACGCTAACAGCAACAGTAACCTCAGCATCTCTAGCTAATGATACAACCTCATCCTCTTATATATACCCAGTCTTTGCCACTGGAACAACCGGTGTAAT